TTAATTGAATTGAACACAGAATATATTGAAATTGCTAGGCAAAGAATACAAGATCAAGGCGGATTATTTACCGATTTAGAGATAGTAAGTGGCGATTCTAAGGTACTAAATGGCGATTCTAGGGTATAAAGTGGAGAATCTAGGGTACTATTTGGCGATTCTAGGGGACAATATCCATACATATACATATATGTATAGAAAGCGTGTTGCTTTAGGCAACAACGCTTTCTAATTTATTATGTGGTGGGTAGTAGAAGAAATTGAGAATGAAAGCGCTAGTGCGTTCGTGCAAGCGAGCGTAGCGAAACGCTATCGTTCGTTCGGAGAAGCAAAAAAGATCGTGTGGCAGTGGTATCGTTCGAGCGTGGGGAGAAATGATTTATCGCCAGCTAGTAAGCTCACGCTTTGGGCGATATGTGAAAGGCATAGATTGGAAACCTGGAGTTCGCACGATAGCAATAGATATTATGCGCTCATGTGTGGGATGAATCATAAGACAGTTAGTAATGCGCTTTTGGAGTTAGCGAGTGCGGAGAAGAATATTATCTGGTTAGCGGATGAGGAGAATAAAACGCTCATGCGTAAGAGTAAGCGTGGGATTCGTAGGCATATATTGTTAGTGGGTTTAAATAAGCTCTTGCGTGAAGAGTTACCTTCCAGAGATTCTTAGGTTTTTTCCTCGCTGCCTTTTTTTGGATTTATTCATGGTGCTTGAGGATATTCGCTTTTTCCTGGATTGTGAAGTTTTCTTTTTTACTGGTATTGGGCGTGGGGTTTGAGTTTTAGATCTTTGCATGGTTTAGTGGTGGGAAAACTCTAAGGGGAGAATTATCATTATGAAAAAGAGTTTTCCCACGCTAATTATTGTTCTATTTTACCTAACTCTAAGATTTTTAACATAAATTGTTTTTTGTTATGCAAAGTCTTGGCCTTTAGTCTAGCGGTTTTTAAGTCGTTTAATTGTTTGGTTTTATTCTTCATTGTTAATAATTTGTATTTGATATTTGCTAGTTCCGTCATGGCAACTAACTTTTGCTTCAAATAAATGTTCGTCTTTTTTACCATTCAAAGTTCCTATACTAAAACTCCAATCAGAATTAGGTACTATCTTCCAAAAAATTTCATAAGGACAATCTAAAATAAATTCCTTAGATACTTCGTTATTATTCCAACCATGATTATTAGAATATACTAAAACTTTTCTACCTAAATAATTTTGAAAACATTTTTTTATATCCCATTTGAATTCTTCGAATTCATCTTGATCTGAATAAGGTTCTAATTTAGTTATAATCATAATTACTCTCCTTTTGAAAAAAATATATTGTTGGCATAGTTAATGGCCTGTTTTTCGGTTAGTCCTTTTTTCAAGCCTTCTTCGACCAAATACTCTAAATGAGCTTGTACTAAATAACTTCTACTCATCAGATTCTCCGTTAATATTTTCCATGTGCCGATAAAATCTATCGCTTTGATTTTCAACTGGGTTGAAGTTCTCCAATAACGCTTTGCAATAAGCGACTTCGTTTTGTAGCTTCATAGCGGTTTTTATAGTCATAATGCGGTGCAAATGAAACTCCTGGTTTAATTCGTTGTTTAAGTCGTATATTCGGTTTTCTAATTGATCTTTGTTAAGACTGTCTAAATAACCTTTGTTCATGGTTATTTCTCCTTAAATTCTCTGTCAATTTTTACTTTTAACTTATAAAACATTTCTTGGCTTATTTCTTTGTTAAATTTTTTATCGTGGTTATAAAAGTCTAAATTATTGTTAATACTTTCTTTTATTGGATTTCTATACTCTGCTTTGTTGAAATATGCAGAATTAAAATCAATAAGTTCTTTGATAATACAAACTTCTTCTGGTGTTAATTTCATAATTACTTCTCCTTAATCCTTTGAATATCAAATATAAAACGCTCAACGCCTTTAAATTTGTTTGGTTTATAAGTGTTAAGTAGCTTTATAACTTCGCTACCGCTTATTCGAATATGTTGTCCGAAAGCTAGTTCTTCTCTATCTTCGCTATCAATGTAGTTGATTAGTAAGTTATACATGGTTATTTCTCCTCTATTGCAAATACTTCATCTTGATATATTTCAATAGTTTTTCCACCATCTAAAGCCAATTCATAAAGTCTAGTTCCTAATAAAGATTTCATCTTAGACATATCTTCGTCAATAATTTTACAAGTAAAATTTTCTGTAGTGGTATATCTAATACCTTTCATAGATATATCACTTCTATCAAAAGTTATCATTGAATAATCTTCAAAAGTTTTAATTTTTGATCTTTTATTCTTGCTCATTGTTATTTCTCCTAATTAATCTTGATAGTAATAACCTAACTCAGAAAAATAATTTTCTTCGTTACCTTGTCCATGCTGTTCAACTTCTT